GATCTGGCTTCCATAAAGCCGATTTTGCCAAGGCCTGACTCGGTTAACTGCCGGCGCAAGTTGTTGGCGTTGCGACGAATCCCCCCAAGCACTGGCGAAAGCCGGTCTACCCCGGTGATAAGCGCCTTTAGCTGAAACCTGTCAGACATTGTTGCTCCCCACTAACGCCGAGATACGCCAAGCGTGTTCCTCGCTTTCGAGGATCACGTCTAGCGGCTGGTTCTTCATTGCTTCCGGGTCGGTCTTCCAGAACCACGCAAGGTCATAGACTAATGCAATGAGGTCTTCTGGACTGGCGAAGCGGGATTGAGGAAAAAACCAATGATCATCCAAGCCAGCGTGTTCATGTCGGACAGATCCAGTTCGTTGACCGACCCGGCCGGGATCGCAGCGCAAACAGCCAAATACTTGGCAGCGACTTCAAGATCAGCGACCGGGTGACCGGTTTCCCCCAAGGTGTAGGGCAACAGCTTGATAGCGCGGGCCTCTTGAGTGGTTGGCCGACGAATACTCAGTTCTGTAACTTCTTCACCATGCGCCTTGATGGGGCGGCTCAATTTAAAGTTCGTCTTTTCCATTACTGCCAATCCCCTGATACGCCTTCGAATTTGAGCGAGACCTTGCCGTCATCGCCGGTCACTTTGATTTCATCCACTGCATAAGCGCCGCTCAACACGTAGCTACTGCCGTCCTTGAATTCGGCGGTAATGGTCATGTTCTGAGACTCGGCAATTTTCTGGTGCGGGAAGCCCGGTGTTTTCAGGGCATCAACGCTGATGAAGGGGGCCAGGTCTTCCTCTTTGAAGTAACCCGGCATGATGGTTTCGCGCTTGACCTTCGACAGCGGGCATTCCACGCCGCCAGTGATAACGATCTGCTCACCGTCAATCTTGATGTAGCACGTGCCCGCAACTTTCTGCCCCATAAGGGGTGCTCCAATGAAAAAGCCCGCACAGGGCGGGCTTGGGTGTTTCTTATGGCTTTACGCCGCTTCGGGGTACTGCAACCGGAACTGATACAGCAGCGCAAAGACGCGGAGCTGGTTGACCAGATCAGGCGGGAACAACACGTTCAACCGGTTGGGGTTGGCCGGATCGCGCTCTACGATCAAGTTGGCCTTGAACATTTCCATGTTTTCAACAATGCCAGCCCGCTCAAGCTCGCCATACGCGGCAATCATCTCCCCACGAATCACCACGGGGGTGACAATGCGCTGGCCGGGGCCAAAGTTGGTCCCGTCATTGGCCAGCTTGTGGCGTCCATACTTGCTGGTAATACGGCTACGCAACACACGCAGCACGTGCGCCGACTGGTGCAACGTTTCGCTGTCGAGATACGAGTCGTCAGGCTGGTCGTACGCATTGCGCTGGTAGGTCGTTACAGCGCGCTGAATGCGCAGCGCACCGCCCGAATAGTTCGCCGTGACCGTGCCATACCCCAGCAACGACTGGAACTCTGTCAGCGTGAAACGCTCACTGACCGGCGCCGGGTCAATGCCGCCCAGCTCCCCCGTTTGAGTGGGACAGGCCGGGTCAGCGCTGATGAATACCGCTGTGCGGGCCACCAGTTGCGCGGCCACTTCCCACACCGGCTGTGGCACCCCTTTTTCAATGCCCAAAATGGTCATGTGCGGGTCATTGCGAAGCCGGCCGGCAGCGACATGCTCGCCCAACGTGCCACGGCGAACGCTGTATACATGGCCATAAATCTGCTTGGCCCATGACCAGCGCCCGGCGCTGTCATCCATGGTTTCTTTCCACGCGTCCAGCGTTTGTGCATCGGTCCAAGGCTGGCAAATGAACTCAAATTCTTCATCCCCCAACGCTGCCAACGCCGCCGCCATGTCGGGCGTATCAGCAACTTCAACATCGCGACATCGCTTCCAATCTCTACCACCAACCCCATCGCCCTGGAGCTTATCGGCTGGAGGGCACTGCTCGAATGCCCAACCGTCGTATCAACGCTTGCCGATGGCTCTCTGGAAATGACCGCACCTACCTTGGGCGCCTCAAGCAAGAGCACAAAACGTACACGCTGCGAATGGAAAGAACCGGGCTACTGGCTGTTGACCAGTGCCGGTGATCACTGGAGCCGGCAGACCATGCGGGTGGCCAAGGTCAACGCGTTGCAAAAGGTCGTTATCGCCCAGATCCACGTCAAAGGCTCAGAGCGGCCTCCGGTCAAGGTGTTCTGGAATAAAGGCCGGATCATCGTAGGGTTTCGCTCCAGCTATCTGCAGGATGACCCAGTCAACACCACCGTATTGGAAAACGTCCCGCTGGATGCCGAGTTCATCATCAACATACACGCCAACTCAAAGGGCGCGATCTCCGTGTCTGCGTCGTGTAACGGTGCAAAATCCACGTCTGCCTCCCTCCGCCTTGATGACTCATGGGCCACCAAAACACTTGCGTTCCACGGCGGTGTTTACAACCAGATCGAATACTCAGAAAGCCCTGACCCTGACGATGCGGCCGGCTGCATCATCAGCAACCTCGTGATTAGCCACAGCTAACTACCGCCCTTCACCAGCCTTCCCACGACAGCCTGTCGAAAACTGCCCGAGCGCCTGGTCCCCCATCACCAGGCCGCATCGGTCTGTACTCCGACTTTACAACCTGAATACAGACCGATGCGGAAGCCAACCCAGCAGACGCTGGACACCAGCACCCTCTCCCTCAAACCACAAAGACCGCATTAGCAGATGCCAGGCCAGTCTCACGGCTGGGTTTGGTCACCCGTGCCTGGCATCTGGCTAATGCGGTTTACGCCTGGAGGCGACCATGAACCCAAGTCACCGCGCTTACTGTGATGTAGCGCTCGCAATGCACCAGCGCCGAAACATGTCTGTAGCAATCAGCCTCGGACTGGTCGGCTCCACCCAGCCTAAACGTGCCCCGCGCTACCGGGTGATCCCAGTGAGCGGCGAGTTCTTCCACATCGTCGATGCCCGCACCAACAAGGTGAAAGGTTTTCGCCGCGACCATAACGCCGCCTGCGCTTAGTGATGCAGGAGGAAGAGTTGAGGCTGCGTGTCCGCCCGGGTACTCGCCAAGCACTCGCCGATCTGATGGAGTGGTCAGGCATTACTGAGCAAGGCGAGGCGATGACGCTGATGATTCATCACCTGCATGCACTTGGTTCGGTGAAGTGCCAGCCTCTATTGAATCCGCCGCGCCACGAAATCGAGATATCGCAAAACGTGGCGCGGGAATTCCGCAATAAAAGCCTACTCGCCATCCAGAATGACCCGGGCGACGAAATTATCGAGCTAGGCTAATTACTCTTCTTCATCGAAGACATTACCGAAAGCTCAATAGAAAGATCGTCTTCGCCAACGCCGGCAGCGGCCAAAACCTCCGGCGGAGTGGCCTCGTTGAAAACCGCGATGTAGTTGTATACGTGCCCGTCATCGCTTTCGTTGGTATCGATTGTCACATAGTTGTCGACATCTTCTTCCGAGATTCCCAGCGCCTTTGCGACGGCCGAGCTTCCTTCTTCACCTTCGTATCCGTGTCCCATATTCAGCTCCTATACCCGGCCCCATGCCGGTCACCCGTAATACCCCTTCCAAAACCAAATCGCCACCACTCAGCTGTTTTTTTGATGATGAGTCATAAATCTGAGTCATGTGTAAACTAATACAGGACAGTGGCAAGGAAAACTCCTAGCCGGTCCTCGGGGATTCTATTTAATAGTGGTGGTAGAAGCAGAGTTTGAATTTGGTTGAAGATTAGTAACAGTGCTGGCACCACGACTGTATGAAATCACCGAATGCACCCCGATAGTTAGCAAAACAAACAACATAACAACACAGATCCATATGGACCATTTCTTCGTACTCTTATACGCAGGCTCACCGAGCTTCACCGTCTCCCACTCCGATTTTAGGATCCCCCTAGAGATAGCGGTCATCTCGTCAGCAGCAGAATGTATCTTCTCCTTCAACTGTAATCGTTTATCTTTATCATCAAGGTTGTTAAGTTCAGCCAATAACGCCATGCATATATCGAATTTATTTTCAAACCTTACGAAGGTAGGTTCATCCGGCTTAAAATGAAGACGAACGTGAGCATAGCTTTGATAGATTTGCTGATTGAGTTCTCGGACAGCTGCAATGCCTTCACTCCATTTATCCTGTGCAATTCTGATTGCTTCCTTTCTGGTGTCAACCATTAGCTGACTTTCGTCTTTCTCTGGCTTCTCTTTTTTCCACTCTACAAACGTATCGAACATGTGCGAATTCATTACTGAGAGCGTTGCCCGCGCATTGATATTGCCTATCAACTCAGAAAGCGCTTCTCGAACCGAGTCCGTCCACGACTGCCGATACTCGGACGTCTTACTTTCCTTTTCGTTGACAAGTTTCACAATACTAAGTGCCGCAGTGATAAATCCCGCAAGTGCGGTTAAAAAAGCTGTTAACAAAATCTTATCCATTAGTCGAGTGCTCCTGATAAGCGTCATGGCTAGAAGCTGCGTATAAAACACCAAGTCAAACCAAATTGCCACCATGCCGCATCCGGTCACGGAGGGCGGCGCCTGACTGGAGATTCACTGTGGACAAAAACACTAAAATTTTGATCCCGGAAATCCCCGGCGAATGGACGCAGCGCCTGCGCTCGGGGAAAACAAACATCTGGAATGAAGCTCGACACGGCAAGCCGCATACCAACGGTTTGCCAGAGGTTCGGCTTGATCCCCCAGAAGTAGGGCTGTATGCCGAGCGAATCGATGGCGCCTGGTACTGGATCTCTGGTTGCGCAAAGTGCAACGGAAGTGGTGATAGATACAGCTACTCGGTGTGCGACAAGCACAACGTCTGCCGCCTATGCAGCACTCACCGCTCTAAGCTCACGGAAACACCGTGGGGCCACCCTGAAGGCTTCACCTGCAAGCCTTGCCAAGACGCAGAAGACGCAATTGCGAAAGCTGAAGCGCTGGCCAAGGTCGCCGAGTCCGACTATGACGAGTGGGATTATCGCAAGCTGGACGAATGCAAATGCCCGCACTGCGCGACGGTCATTCATATAGAGGCCGAGGACTATCGCGATCAGAACATGGAGTGCGACACCTGCGGTGGTTTATTCGAACTACAAATCGAATTCGAACCAAATTTTACCACTACGGTGATTGGCGAGCGTGTAACCGCCTGATTGGAGAATCCGATGAGCACATTTGCAGTGTTTGGAATGGCCCGCGACGTTGCGCGGGCCGAGGCCAAGAAGCGCACCAAAGGCACCCGCAAGAACGTGGAAGCACCGGGCGGCGTTGAGCCAATCCCGCTCGCAGAATGGATGGAGCTAGTCGAGAAGAGGACTGAGCAGATTATGGGGGGGGTACGGTTCGGCAGCTATCGCCGCTGTTCGATGCCCCGCAGTACGCCGAGCAGTTCATTGAACTGGCTCGCAAAAACATTCAATGCCGTGATCTGCGGATCAGGGCTAAGCGCGTTATGACCGATGCCGAAGGCAAGCCAATCATCAACCCGAAGACGAAAGCGCAACGGGTTGGGTTCTGTGAGTGGCACCCTGCACAGCGTACACAAGCCGCGTAGCTACACCCCTCCGCTCTACCCACTCCCATCATTCAACATCACGCCGCCCGGCGAGGTCTGATCATGTCTGCACATCAGAAGAAATACCCTTTCGACTTCAAAACCCAGTACGGCCTTGGCTTCAACCAACAGGACGATGAGATCGTCGTGGACTTCTTCTGCGGCGGTGGCGGCGCCGGTACCG